CGACGCCCAACTCGGTATTGAACAGTCATCAGATGTACGCCGCGATGGTCGGCGTCTGCCTCTGGATCGGAACCTTCTATGGACACGCCGTACAACAAGGCTGAAGCGATCACGAAATCCGACACGGTGGATATTCCCGGTGGTCTGACCAAAGCGGTCTACGTCGGGGGCGCGGGGATCGTCGTCGCAGTCTTTCAGGATGGCTCGACTGCGAACTTTACCGCCGTCGCGGGGGAAATTCTCCCAATCGCGGTCAAGCGCGTGAACAGCACCACGACCTCGGCCACGTTGATGGTCGCTTTGTACCAGATCTAAGTGATCACACAGACGACGTTGAGCGTAGACCTCGGCGCCCACGATCAGATCGCGTATCTGACCTCGACGGCCGACGTCTACGTCGGGACCGTCCTCGCCACGACGTCTGGCGAATTTCTCCAGGCCGTCACCGTGATCGGGCAGGGCGTCCGGGTCCTGCGTGGGCAGCGCGGCACGCCTGCCGTGAGTGCGTCGGTGGGTTCCACGGTGTTTGTCGGGAACGCGTCGGATTTCTCGGCGGGATTCGTACCGCCGTTGTTTGGTGATCAAAACACGGTCCTCACATCGGTCGGTCCCGCGGCGAATGTCGAATTTGATCCCGGAGGAGGCGGCGGATTGTCTGATGTGAACCTCACCGAAGTCGATAGTCTCCCGGTCAAAACCGGACACGGCACGGCATCCGGGACGCTGCGCGTCGAGCTCCCGACGGATGGGACCGGCGTCATCGCAGGCGTCACCACCGTGGGCTCCATCACAAATCCCGTCACCGTCTCGCAATCCACCGCCGCGAATCTCAATGCCACCGTAGTCGGCACAGGAACCTTCGCCGTGCAAGCCACGCTGGCCGCTGGTTCCGCCGTCGTGGGGAAAGTCAGCATTGATCAGACCACTCCTGGCACGACCAACGGCGTGCAGGTCAATGCGGCACTCCCGGCCGGCACAAATGCGATCGGGAAACTCGCGGCGAACTCTGGGGTGGACATTGGCGATGTCGATGTCACCAGTATCTCGGCGGGCGCCAATCTGATCGGCGACGTCGGGATTCAGCCTCGGGCCACGAACGGGCTGAGCACGATGAATGCGACGAGTTCGGACGGCGCAACAGCCCTGACGAACTCCGCGCAAGTGATCAAAGCGTCGGCAGGAAAACTCTACGGCTATTTCATCTACAACCCGAACAGTTCCGCCCAGTTTGTGCAGTTCTACAACACCGCTGCGGCCAGCGTCACGGTCGGGACGACGGCCCCGTTGTTCATGTTGACGATTCCTGCCTCCAGCGGCGCGAACCTGATGAGCGACATCGGGATCACGTTCAGCAATGCTGGGTGGTCGTGGGCGGCCACCAGTACGGCGGGTGGGAACGGTGCTCCGGCCACGGCGCTGGATGCCGTCGCGTGGTACGCCTAAATGAGCTGGGAAACGCCAGCGGGCGGATCGGGCTCTGCGGGCTGGACCCCGACGGGTCTCAACTATCGCGCTAATGGGAATCTCATTCTCGGCGATTTCACGAACTCGCGCATCGTCGAAGTCACGACATCAGGTGCCTATGTCTCTGAGATTGTCTTAGCATCCCCGCCTGCTGGGATGACCGTGCAGGGGGTCGCTGAAATGCAGAGCGGCGATTATCTGGTCTGCCACTACGGTACCGGAGGCACGGGGACGATCAAGCGGTGGAACAGTAGCGGCATTGAGCAGCAGTCGGCGTCGCTCGCGAACACCGGCCCGAATGCGGGGATCTGGCTGGACAACGCGAACAACACCGTCTGGTTGTCATTCGATAACAACGTCCTTCGTGAATACAACCAGACGACGCTGGTGGCGACGGGGAACACGCTCACATTGACGGGATTCTCCGGGTACAACGTCGATGGGCTTGATGCGGATCCCACCGCGCCCACGTCGTACTTTTGGGTCGTCGTTGAAGCGACGCCACCGAATCAGTACCTCGCCAAAATTGACCGTAGCACCGGAGCGACCGTGGCGAGTAGCCGCCTGCAGGTTAGCCCCGAGGGCATCACTTTCGCGGGGCAAAACGACGGCACGGTGTATATCAATTTCGACCAAGAGTTTCACGACAACTATCCAAAAGGGAATCGCAACTATCGGCTGTATACCGCGACGGCGATTGATGCCGGCGGGGACATCATCATTGATGCCTTGACATCGAGCGTGGCGAGCGGCGGCACATCGGCGACGTCCTACGCGACGGCCTCTATCGCCCCGACCGCGAATCGCGGCGAATACCTATTTGTCCATAATACCCGCACCACGACACCCGCCACGAAGCCGACCGTATCGGGCGCGGGGATGACTTGGGTCGAAGTGGGATCGTATTTGGTCTCAGGCAGTCAGCGACGGACCACGGTGTTTCGTGCGCTCAATGCGTCCCCTGGTTCCGGCGCGATCACGATTGACTTCGGCGGCGTGACCCAAACCGGGTGCGTGTGGGCCATCGTTGAAGCGTGGGGCATCAATACGACAGGATCTGACGCCGCCAACTCGGTGGTCAGCGATGCGGCAAGTATCACGAACAACATCGGGAATACGGTCACTGGCAGTTCAACGGGAAACGCCATCACGCTGTCGGCGCTCAGCAGAGTCCATAATGCGACCGTCGGCTTTCTGCGGAACAACACCAATGCCGCAGTGACCGCGGGGACCAATTTTTTCCCGTTGGTCAATCTGAGCGTCACAGGGCTTCGTATGGTGCTCGAGTCCAGCGTCCCTGGTGCCGCCTCTACGACCGTGGATGCGTCGTGGGCGAACCAATCGGTGACCTCAGTCTTTGCCGCGCTTGAACTGACGCCCCCTGACGTCTCGGCGCGTTCGCTCGCGCTCTTGGGAGTGGGTTCATGAGCCTCACACGTACGGCGAATCAAATCATTCAAGACGCCTGCGAAGACCTCGGCATCATCGCGCCTGGGGAAGCCCCCACGGCCGCGATCACGAACCGCGCCTTTAAGATCCTCCAAGAGCTGATCGACTCGTGGAACTTGATGAGTCTGACGGTGCTCGTCGTGGAGCGCACGGAATACACGCTCGTCGCGAATCAGCAGTTCTACAGCATTGGTCCGGCGACGTTGAGCCCCGACTTCTCGACAGGGACCGCCGCCCGTCCGGTGCGTGTGGAAGGTGCAGGCTTGATCCTGAACGCGACGACTCCCGTGGTGGAAGTGCCGCTCGTCGAGCTCACGGACGATCTCTACGAGAACATCGGTGTCAAAGCGCAGACGAGCACACAGCCGACCGAGTTCTATTACAACCCGACGGATCCCCTCGGGGAAATCTTTCTCTGGCCGGCCCCAACGACTGGCGTCAACTCGCTCGCGCTCTATACGCAGTTCTTAACGCCGCAGATGACAGCGTTGAACACCGCGTACGTGATGCCTCCTGGGTATACGAAAGCACTGCGACTGAATCTCTGTATGGATCTCTCGGTCCCGGCGTTCGGGTTGACGCTGGACGCGGGGATTGAGATGCAAGCGAGAGCGGCGCTGCGGAATCTCAAGGCGGCGAACGTCAAAGAGTCGGATCTGTCGATCGATGCGGCGCTCCAACCAGCAGTCCCTGGTGGCTCCTACAACATTTTTTCAGACTCCGGTGCCTAGTGGGCTTCCGCGCTGAACTCTACACACTGCCGGGATTTGTCGGACCAGCCAATCGGCTGTCGTCCGTCAATGCGGACGCGGAGGACACGATCAATCTCTATCTCGAATCGACACCGCCTGGGACCGGGAAAGTCCCGCGCTACTTCAAGAACACGCCGTGTGTGCGGCCGTTTGCCTTTGGGGGAGACGGCACGATCCGCGGCGAGTTTGAGCAGAACGGGCGGGCGTTCGCGGCGTCTGGGGGGCGGTTCGTCGAAGTGTTCACGGGCGGGACGATTACGGATTACGGCGCGTTGAACGATGACGGGCTCCCTGTGTCGATGTGTTCCAACGGATCGGCCGGGAATCAGGTGTTCATCGTCTCCGGGGGATTGGGTTACATCTTCAACCTGCAAACGAACACGTTAACGCAGATCGCGGATGGAGATTTCCCCGCGAATGCGCTGATGGGCGAGTTCATTGACGGGTATTTCCTCGTTCTGGTGAAGAACTCCCGGAGTTTCCAGATTTCCGCGCTCGAGGATGGGACGTCGTGGGATCCCTTGGACGTCGCTG